AAGCTTGACCGGGCGCACCGCCTTGACGACGAAACACTTTGCCGGGATAGACAGATAAGTCTTGGCCGGGGACAAGGTTGGTTTCATCAACTTCAAAGACAAGGTTGCCTGACAACACAGCGTTGTCTACAGCCATACGCATGAAGCCGTTCATCAAAGTCTGTGTATCGTCCATGTTCTCACCAATACCAACACCAGCCAAGCTGTATGGGTTGAGTTCATATGGAACAGCGTAGTATGGAATCTTTGAAGGCTTGAATGGGTTCAGCACCAAGCGAATGATTGTGCCGTTGCAATACCAAATGTTGGCTTGCAACTCATCACCTTCTTTGAATTCTTCTGGAATTTTAATGTCGTTTTCTTCCAACAACTCAACGTCAACATTGCCCCAATACTCCAGCACTTCAAAGCGTTCAACGCCAAAGTTGGGAGCGTAGTCGCGCAAGTCATCTTCCCAATATTTCTTAACGTATGTCTCCCCCTGATCAATGAGTTGATCAATGGCGTTCTTGCGGAAATGGGGACGGCGCTTCAGAGCACGTAGCTGTGTACGTGACATCTTGTGACGCTCAATGATGTATTGGCAGTCTTCTGTATTGTTTGCGTCTGGGTCCCAATAGAAGTTCCAGATGGAAACATGCGAAGCTTCTGGTACAGTTTTAATTACTGGTTTGTATGTACCGTCTTCTGTCCAGTTTGGATATTCTTTGTTGACAGCGAATGGACCCTTCATCACGCCTGTGCCAAACAGTGCCATCTCGAAAGCCGAAGCGCGAAGATGCTTGCTTGCACCACTCTCTTCAAGCTGATCGTGAATCTTCTTTTCCATCTTCTTAGCCGCCACCATAGCGGGATAGAATGTCACAGACGATGGTGTCTGACCAACACCCTTCTTCAAACCGGGAACATCTTTCAAGTCTTCTTTAAGACTGCCAAGCATTTCTTCCAGCTTGTCCAAGTCAAAGTCGTTGCCAATAGAAGCAGCACCTTCCTCGCCAAATGGAATGGCTGGTTCAGCAGGTTTAGCCTCACCAGTGTTAGGATTTTGTGGGTCGAAATGAACAGCATCGACAATACCTTCTGGCAATACAGATGGATCAATGCTGAGAGGAAACTTGTTGTTAGCAAACAACACATCGGTGATCTGACCATACGCAGCAAGCGTCTTAGTCTTTGTCACCTTCACAAATACACGGCTCTTCTCAGTATCGGTGAACCTGACATCAGGACCATACAAGCCACGATAGTTGCGATAGGCTTTGAGCCAACGATCTTCGTCAGTGCGTCGAGACTCTTCAGACTTGCTATATCGTCTTTCAATAAAGCTAATCAAACCACGAGACTGAAAGTCTTCTTCATTCTTTGGAGAGTCGTCCAAAGCCAGTGTCTTGTCTGTAGATGGTTTATCGATGAGTGCCATAAGTGTTCCAAAATATTAAGAAAGGTATAACATGTAGAATATCAATAACCAAATGTAGAATCGGCTACAGGTGGTCCAGATCTCTGTGTAAGTGGATTGTAATCAAACAAACCACTGCGTGGACGTGACATAACACCATAACGCAAAGCATCATATGTATGATCGTTGCTAACTTTGGTGTTAATATCTTCCATGTTTGTCTTATCGATAGGCAATGTAGGAAGATCTGCAATAATTTGTACGCATGTATTGAAGAAAACAATGCGAGGCTGCTCTGTCATAGGGTCAGTCTGCAAGCGACGATGTATTTCGTTCTTACCTGCAATGCGACTACCAGCAGAACGGTCAGCAGGACGCCAACGACACCCCTTCATTATCATTCGTTCAGCAATAGAGGGTCCGGTGTCACCACGTTTGTGCCAGCATGAGCTATCCAACACACCATAGCGTACCTTTTCACCATCTTCAGCGTTCAATATCATAACGGCAAGGTCTTCTGCCAGCACTTTGCTGACATAAAGCTCACGATAGACCACCAAACTCTCATCAGGCGCTACGGCAAACCACAATACAGCGCTATAGCTACCATATCCGTAGTCACAAGACCTAAATCTAGGCCAACTGCTAGGAATATCGAAGGGTTCCACCACATGAATGGCCCTATTGAACTCCGAAAACGCTGCACCCTCTGCAATATCCCAATTGCCCTCAAGCAATTGCTTACGTTGATGCTCCGGTAGAGACAACAACATGGTTTCGTAGTCACCGGACTCAGCCAAATAGGGGTTGTCTGCCAGTTTAGCAGAGATAAACTTGCGCTTAAACAGCGGTTGTCCCTCTTTGCTGTGTCCTTTGGGGTAGACCAGCATGTCTCCTGTCTCTACATCGGTGGCCCAAAAGCTTTTACCGGGTGCAGAAGGCACAATAAACATCTTCCTAACCCATTGATGGCCGGGACCACCGGGGTTGGTAGTGGCTCTCATGAATACAGGCAGGTCAGGTGCTGCTGTACGCAGACGAGAACGCATATAGTTGTACGCAAATGGTGTAGGCCACTGTGTCAATTCGTCCCAAGCGATGTAGGAGAACGACAAACCTTGGTAACGCATCACATCTTCGTCACGGTCAAGGTAGGACATCCACAACTTGCCCCCGCTTGGATGCTGCCATTGCATCTTACGCTCCGACCATTTGATGCCGGGGTAGATTTTTGGATACATCTCCTGCGATTTCCAAATCAGTTCTCGCAATTCCTCTGTCGTGTGACGAAGAATTAGTCCAGAAAACTGTGGATGCGCAATGTAGCGCAACGGATCTGCAAGAATGGCATAGCTTTTACCACCACCAGCAGCACCACCATACAACACTTCACGCTCTGAAGCAGCTAGAAAGTTGGTCTGAGGACCGGGATTGGGCCTGAAGATGACATTGTCACGTACAGGCTGAACAACTTCAATCGGTGCTGGCTGTGAAGTATTGTTTAAGTTTGACGTATCGATCACTATCGAAGAAGCTTCCGTCTTTTGTTCCGAGTCTTTCTTCGTACTCTTGCGCTTTCTTGAGGGCTTTTTCGTACCCTTCGGCAAGCTGTCGATAAGTAGAGGATTTGCGTTTGTGGGACTGCTCATTCTTTATACGTTTCAATAGACCTACATGGCTTATCTCTCTACCAGTGACAGTGGTGAGCCATGCTGCCACCTGTCTAGAGCTATACTGTTTCAAATACTTCTTAGCTTTTTCAAGAGCATCAAGCTCAAGTGCTACAGGTTGAAGCCATCCATCGTCTTCGCTATCAACAACATAACCAAATGGTACAGTGCGAGACAGCCTCGGTATCTTAACATACTCAGTTTTCGACTCAGGCTGTGGCAATATAAACGTACCTAAGCCAAAATCAAATGCTTCACTCATCCACTTGTTCCTTAGCAGGCAACACCATAATGCCACCAGTGCTTTCAACCTGCACCTTCTCAGTTTTGACCAGACCAGCACGGTCAAGCAAATCTTTAGCAGCAGACATCTTCTCCTTCAGGCCAAGCTCTGTAGGGTCGTCAATGGCAGCAATCATAGCCACTGCAGCCTTTGGTGCTGCCATAGCAATGTAAAGCTGTGTAGCCTCAATGATTTCTTCTTTGAGATAGTTGGTTAGACTGCGTCTGCTGTAGCCTTCAGAGAAGCCAGCCATACGCATAGCTTGATTGATGTTGCCACCAGCATCAGTAAACAGCACTTCAAGGAAGCGCTTATGTTGTTCTGTAAGTTCTTTAGCCATAGTTATATATTTGAAAGACTGTATTGTTCTGACACTTTGACAGAAACTTCAACTGAATTATTAACGCTACACAACCCTCTAATCTTATCACCTTGTGACAAGTAGAACGCCTTCGTGATTTGCAACAAACTGTTTGGTTCAAGCCTCACTGTTTCAGCGATGGTGTGATAGGTGGTGGTGGCAGAGTTGTACCAGTCTAGTGAGAATGTTACAGCGCTTGTTGTTACATTGGTAATGAAGATGCTATCAACATCAGCCTTGAATGCAGCAGGTACGGTGTAGATGTCTTGGTTGCTGGTAGTTAGTACAGCACCAAGCGTTCTATTCTTTGTTGTCATCTTGAAATCTCTTCCCAATCAATTGATGCATGAACTTGATCACCGTTACTTGACGATGCACAAACAAGACTAATCTCGTAAGGGGTAGATGTTAAAGAATTGCGTTCAAGCTGAGCAGCAAATAAAGCTTCTTTAAGAATATCGATAGTGCTAGAGCCTTGATTAGATCCTTGGAAATATCCAGAAGCCAAAACCCTACCTGTACCTGTAGTGAAGGAAGTGCCTGTGATGTTATATTCTACTGACGAATTTGTACCAGCACTAACCCAAGTACCAGCATTGGTAGTACCCTGAGCAACAATCTTCCATTTGTAATTGGCGTTGTTAGTGATACCAAGCATTGACACTGCTGTCATGATGATAATACCATCAAGCCTTGCTGACTTCAATCGAATTGATACAGCGGGATATTCAGTGCCTGCTGTAGTCAATGTACGAGGGGCAGTGATGGCTGTACCAATGGTTAGTTGTGATCCCCGAAGTTCATAACCACCTTCAGAGATGACAGTTGAACAAACTTGTTTGAGCGTACTAGATGCGCCAGTAGAAGCATTATTTCTCATCTCATAACGCAAAGGCAACGAAGCCGTTGTGATGTATGTTGTAGTGATGAGGTTGGCATGATTGAAATTGTGTACAGGAACAAATACACCATCAATAACAAAGCCTGTTCTGACAGTGCCCAGTCCAAGCCACTCAATGTCCATATACAAGATTTGAGCTTTAGTGGCATCCAGTGTAATACCAGAACGACCAGTGCCATCAAGCCTGTCTTGATTCCAATTGGCCTGAGCTACACGGGTATTTACAACAGAGCCTGAAACACTGCTACGCTCAACCATGTACAAACTTGTACCATCTCGCTCAAAGTAGATGCCGTTTGCTGCACCGAAATAACCAACACGCTGTCTCAGATTGGCATTAGCTGTTCCCAAGACAAAGGTGGACATAACCAACAAACTCTTTCCCGGTTGGTATGCAAACACTTTGATGGTTTCACGAACTATTTCATCACCGCTTGCAGAGCCTACAGTTAGATTGACCAAGCCTTCATTTGCGCTAAAGGTTGCTGCTGCTGTGCCAGTGATAGCATCAACCCACAGATTGTTATCGGTGAATCGATGTGACGAATCAAACAGCGTCAAAGGACTACTAACGCGCAGTCTTCCAAACGCATCGACGTTTGTACCGCCAATGCTAACAGTGTTGCCACTGGTAGCAATGCGTACAAGTTCTGGATAGCTGGTAATGCTCATTTCTTCTTAGGCTTCACTTTAGCTTCAGACAAGCTAATGGCAATGGCCTGCT